TGTACTAATGGAAGGACTAAATATAAAGAACGGCAGACTTGTAAACGAAAGACCTAATGGAATGACAGGTATTCAAGAGGCTGCAAATATGAAAAGAATTATTACAGAGAACCGCAAGATTAAGATGATTGCAGATGGAATCGAAAGAGCGGAATCTATGAAGACATTTAGAGGACTTCTCTAGATATTTAGTTTTATGTTGGTCAATGTTAAGGTAGCTTCGGCTACCTTTTCTATTTCTGGTACTGTAGGGAGTACATTAAGTCTTGCTCCAACAGATGATAATTACATTATATGTGTCGTTTTTGTAGTATTAGTGTCGATAGTGTGTCGATTTTACGACGTTTAGTTTGCTGATTATCAGGGCCATGTCGAAAATGTCGATTTTATCTCTTAATTTTAATAATAATAATAATAATAATAATAGATAATAATATATATATATATAAGGGAAATTTTTTTTCGACATTTTTATATCTAAATAAAATGTTTTAACTTTGAATCAAATTAAATCAAATCATGGAACAGGGAGGATACACACCAAAAGAGCTACACTTTGCTCAAGAGGGACAACAAAAACTTATTAGTGGTATAACCAAGATGTCTAATGCTGTAAAGAGCACACTAGGTCCAATGGGTAATACTGTTATTATAGAATCACCAGAACACACTCACGGCATAACTGTAACTAAGGATGGGGTAACAGTAGCTAAGTCTATTAGTCTTATAGACCCGGTAGAGAACTTAGCGGTACGGATGATGCGTGAAGCGGCAGACCGAACGGCGACCCTTGCGGGTGATGGTACAACTACGGCGATAGTATTAACTGAGGCGTTAGTACGCTCGGGGATGGAGCGCATTAATGCGACAGACAATAAGACTGAAATATTGCGGGAGCTTTTATCTGAGACGAAAGACCTTATAAAGAATTTAAATAAAAAGAGCAGGAAGGTTACCAAGAAGATGCTAGCTGATGTGGCTACTATATCCGCCAACAACGACAGCACTATAGGTAAGACAATTGCCGACACTTATAACAAGGTTGGAGAGAATGGGATTGTGACAGTGGAGCGGTCTCAGACCTCAGAGACATATAGTGAGACCACCGATGGACTCAAGATAGATAGAGGGTATAGCTCGAACTTGTTTGTCAATAACCAAAAGAAGGATGAGTGTATCTTAGAAGATGTGCATATCTTAGTATCGGATGCGGAGATAACAAATCTCTTAACGATAGAGAACGTATTAAAGCCCATCATACAAGATGGCAAAAAGTTACTTATAGTAGCGCCTTGTTCTACTAATGTCATAAACACCCTTGCGGCGAATGTGATGAAGAACAACTTGAAAATTTGTAACATAACTCCACCCTCCTTTGGTTACAAACAACATGAACTTATGCAGGATATAGCTCTTGCTGTTGGTGCTACTTATTTTTCAGAAAAGACAGGAGACGATTTAAGCATCGTGGATTTTAAAGACCTAGGCCATGCGGCTAGGGTTATTGTAGGCAAAGATTCTACTATAGTTATAAAAGAGAAAAAAGAGACTGAGGATAAAGTGCAGGAGCGGGTTAGCCAATTATGGGAAGCTCACGACCTGGCTAATAAGAAAGCGGATAAGGATTTTATATTGTCGAGAATTGCATCGCTTACAGGCGGAATTGGTGTTATTTATGTTGGCGGTAACACCGACCTAGAGCAGAAAGAACTTTATGACAGAGTTGATGATGCTGTTTGTGCGGTGCGCTCGGCTTTATTAGAAGGCATACTCCCCGGTGGAGGGCTAGCGTTATATGAATTTTATAATGTATATAGTGTTATTGCTGATAATAATAAAATTAATAAATCTAAAAAAATTGCTTGCGCAATTTTAGCTGACGCACTTCGTGCGCCAATTACACAAATCCTACGAAATGCAGGACTTGAGCTAGACAGTGTTTACGAAAAAGAAGACATGCTCGCGTACACCAGGGGATTCGATGTAAAGAAAAGAGTTTATGGTGATATGTATAAGATGGGGATTATAGACCCTATGAAAGTAACTAAGAGCGCACTTCAAAATGCAGTGTCGGTTGCTATTACTATTTTATCTACTAATGCTATAGTTACTATGGCAAGAAGTTATGAGCAAAAATAACGAAACGCAAAAGGAGTGGATGTCCTTGATAAAATGCTATGGAATATTACCCATAAGCATTTACTTTAAGGATTATGAAACTTATAAGATGATAAGAGAGGATGTTAGTTATAAGGAGTTATTTAATGAAATAGCTTTTTTAGAAAGTGAACTTTAATTATGAACTGGCAGGAAATACTTGTTGTAATTATCGTGTGGGAAATATTAAAACAAACTTTTAAATGAAAAGGGTATTGTTTTTTTTATTGTTTATTAGCTGCACTCATGAAGATATACTTGAAGATACTTGCGTTAAGACCTCAAAAGAATGTATAGTTAATAGGAACGGAACAAAAACTTGTGAGTATTATTATGAATGTTATAAATAAAACAAATGAAACCAATAGGAAATAATATTGTAATTAAAACTATATAACATGAAAGGAGAAGATTTTAGATATTGGCAATTTAATAAAGCACTAGACGATGAGACCTGTAAACGTATTTTAGATTTAGGAGCAAATAAATTTAAAGACGCAAAAGTCAATAATAATCTTATTAATAAAGATATTAGAGACTCTTCTGTTATTTGGATGAACGAACAATGGATATATGATTTAGTTTTTTCTTATATGCGTTCAGCTAATTCAAACTCTGGTTGGAATATAGATGTTGATGCCGCAGAAACTATGCAGCTAACTAAATATAAAAAAAAAGGGTTTTATGGATATCATAAAGACGCTTCAGGATTTCGGGCTTATAATAAACCTGGCAACAAATTTTTACATAATAAAACAAGAAAGCTATCAATGACAGCTCTACTTAATGATGAATTTGAAGGAGGGGAGTTTGAATTTTATAACGCACCTGCGCTAGAAATGAATAAGGGGGATATTGTTTTTTTTCCTTCTTTTGAATATCATAGAGTAAAACCAGTTTCAAAAGGTGTACGTCACTCTTTAGTAACTTGGTTCGTAGGACCTAAATACAAATAATATGAAACCAATAGGAATAAACATTGTAATCAAAACCATTGAGGAAGAGATTAAAACCTCATCGGGCTTGTTGTTATCTTCAGATGACGCAAACCAGCTAAGATACAAAAAAGGAAAAGTAGTAAAACCAGGGACAGATGTTACTGTGATATCAGAAGGGGATGAAATATATTATGATAAGAGAGCTGGATATACCATGCTTATCAATAATGAACCTTATACGATTATTTCTCAGAATGATGTCGTTGTTGTTTTATAAACTCATTCATTTCTATTATCATGTTGCGATACACTTTATCGGAGTATGATACATTTTTAGCAAACATAGGATTTGAAGTTTGAGAGGTAGGTATCTCTTTGCCCTCTAGCTTATCATATATAGATTTTATTACTCGTTTAGTTTTATAAGATAGACAGTAGACGGATTTTCTTCCTCTGTGTCCTTTACGGAAAACTTCTATCCACCCCTCTTGCCTTAACTTTTCAAATCTATTTTTATTCCATCCAAGCAGATTGTTGAAGTCTTGGAATCTTCCTTTGTCGAAATATTGCTCCGACCTTAAAAAAAGAAGCATATCTAGCTCTTGAGCATTGAGTCCATACTTAGCTTTTATAAAGTATCGAACTACTCTCCAGTACTTTAGGTAATCAGATTTCATTGAATTTAATTTAGTAAATTTGTACAAAGATATTTATAAAATACCTATGGAAAAAAATACCCACAAAGAAATAAGACATTACGCAGGAGCAGCTGGAATTTTTTTAATTGTAGTCGGGTTGTTATTGTTTCTGTCTTTTAATCAAATACCATCTGACAACAAAGATTTATTTGTTAGTATCGTAGGGGTTATATCTGGTTCATTGTCAGTAATTTTATTTACTATCATTGGCCGTAACCCTAACGAAGTTCAGGAGCTTAAAAGCGCAAATGAAAAACTTGAAGGTCAAGTTACTCAGCTTATTCAACAAAAAGATGAGCTTGAAGGAATGTTAATTGAAATGCAGAAAGAGATAGTAGATAAACTTTCTATCGCTGGAGTTTATTTTGAATTAAAAGATAAAAAACAATAAAATGGCAAAGAAAACAATAGACCCTAGTACATTTCTTTTTAGAGACACCACAGTAGAGAAGTTTCTAAAAAACATGGATGCTAAAAACAAACCAGGGGATAAAAGAAAAAATAGTTTTGAAGGCCCTATGGGGACTGGATTTAAAACAAAGAAACCTAAAACAACAGCTTAATTATGCCTACAGTAGGAAAGAAAAAATTTTCTTATACCAAAAAAGGTAAAGCAGCAGCAAAAAGTTACGCGAAGAAAACTGGCAAAAAAGTAAAGTCTAAGTATTAATGGCTGGAAGAACAAAGAAGAAAGGTAATAAAATTTGTCCATCAGGAATAGCCTGGGCAAAGCGCACCTTTGATAAATATCCGTCTGCGTATGCAAACATGGCGGCAAGTAAATATTGTAAAGACCCTAATTACGGTAAAAAATAATGGG